GATCTCTAAGTCAATTTCCAAAGAAATGTACTCAGACATAACAGCAGTCAATTCAGCTTCAGCATCCAAAGAATGGTAAGCGTTCAAATCTTGAGCGAATTCAGGAGTCCATTGTGCTTTCAACTTCTTAGTTTTAGCAACAATAGCTTCAGATCTCATAGAAACGTTGATCTGTGGGATAACAATTTCAGTGTTAGACTCAGAGTTTGGAATTGAATAAGAGCCACCAGCTTCGAAGTCACCTCTTGCGTTGTCTTTAGTCAACTTGTTCCACTCAACAACACCGTTGCCACCTTGAGAAGCAACAAGAGATGAAGAACCAGTGTGGAAGAACAAAATGTTTCCGCCAGACAATACTGTGAACTCTTGCAACAAAGTAGAAACTGTTAAGCTACCACTTGTGAAGATAAAGCCACGAACTGCTAAAGGATCGAAATCAGAACCCATAGAAGATGTAGGTACAGTAACTTTGTAAATTCTGTTACCAGCAACAGAAGCTGAATACTCAGAGCTGAAGTTTAACTCTGTGAAAGAAGCAGTAGTAACTAAAGCGTTACCTGTAGTAACAACTGGAGCAGTACCACCGCCAACAGAACCTGTAGTAGGAACTGAAGCAGAGAATTGGTTAGTTGAGTAGGTGAAACGACCAGCTCCGTATAAAGCACCGTTTGAGGTGTTACCGAAGTTAGCAGAAGATGCACCGTACATAGAGTCACCAGAGGTGAAAGGGTTCTTTGTAGTTCCGTATTGGAAATCCAAGAAGAACACAAGACCTGAAGGTAAGTTCATAGGTTGAACTGAAACAAATTCTTTGGCAGCGATCTGACCGAACACCTTACGCACTAAAGGTAAAGCGATACCAGCCCACTGTTCACCAGTACCGGCTGTGAAGCTAGCCTGAGTTCCAGTTTGAGATTGCTCAACAACCAATTGCTTGGCTTGATTCTCAAGGATCATTGACATGTTATTTTTTTCAGTTTCGTTGCTAAAGCCTTCTAAAAGACCAGTAGCGCCCCACTTTTTTGACAATCTGGCAGCGTCAGATTGCAAACTCTGCCAGGGGTTAGCAGATTCGAGTAATGATTGTACGTTAGACATTGTATTAATGTATAGTTTTTATTTTTTTATAAGCCTGCAAGTTTTTTAAATCTGTTTACCATATCGTTTGCTTCCACCACAGGCTGTTTTGGTGAAATTCCGATTGCTTTAGAGGCAAACCCTTTGTTTTCTCTTACCAACTCTTTTTTATCGGCTTTTTCTAAGCCTTCTTGTAGAGTTTCGAATACTAACTTAACTTCTTTTACTGTCTCAGCTTTGTCAAAAGCAGTTAATACTTTAACTTTCTGTGATTCAGTAAGGTTTTTAGCCTTGAAAATTTTGTTAGTGTAAAGAAGTTTTGAATTCAACAAGTTAATTTCGTTTAATTCTGATTTCAATACGTTAATAGTTTCGATCGCTTCTGCTAGTTCCTCTTCCATGTGTTTCATCTTTTTAGTTTCTTCATGGTCTTCTTTAGCTTCTTCCATTGGCATTTCTTCTTCTGCAGGCATTTCCTCGGCACCTACTTCAGGTTCCAATTCTATACCAGCTTCATCTTCCACTCCATCGGGTCCAGCTTCTAATTCACCAGCTTCGATCATTTCGTCTACTACATCTTCAATAAACTTCTTCAAGTCTTCTTCTGTCATGTCTTCAAGATCGATTTCTTCCTCCTCTTCGCCTTCTTCTTCAGCATCTTCTTCATCGGCCTCTTCGGCTTCATCTTCTTCTGCTTCTTCTTCAGACTCTTCTTCTTCAGCTTCGTTAAATACGCCTTCTGAACTTTCAAGCTCTCTTAAGAGCTCTTCTAATTCTGTGTCGTGCTCAGCTTCCGTAACTTCGTTTTGGATTTCGTCTTCGTTTTCTTCCATGTCGATCATTTTCTTTTCGAACATTTCTTTTAGATGTGGTGTGAAAGCCTCCTCTAATGCAGCTTTTGCATTAGTGATAGCGACTTCCTTTACAGCTTTTGCATCAGCAATTGCTTCTTTTAACAAGTCTCTGTTTGTCATTTTCCTAATAATAATTTTTTTTTGGGAAATACGCTTATTAATCTATAGCGTAATAATTGTTTTGTAGAGTGTTTTGGGTACTACATTGATCGTAGTACATACAAATATAAATATATCTGTTTTTATGAAAATAAAGAAACCCTCTTTTTTAGAGAGGGTCGATCAAAGGATACTATCCTAAGAGGGGTTAAAATATTGGACAATTACCATGAGCACATAAGATCTCTCTTATAATCTCATTAGCTTTACTGTATTGACTTACGGTCTTAGTTAAACCTTCATGTAGTGGGGTCATCCATGAACCTGGATTAGAAGGGGTAGATACGAAATCCCAACACAGCAATTCAAAGTCTTCTTGAACTTCTAATGTTTCTCCCATCTGTCTTACAGATCCCATTCCTCTAGATGATACACCAACGGTGATACCTGAATTCATTAAGGCCTGTAGTATATTTCCGGACGGAGTTGGAAGGATTTCAATTTTACCCATGATGTTATTACCGTCCCACCAGATGTCTTTGATGTTATGACATACATTCTTAAGGTTGATAACAGTAGATTCAGGGTGATCTAACTCACCAACTGCTCTATTCTGTCTAACAGAGTCCATGTACTTATCAATTTCTCTTTCCCAAATCTTTTTACTGTAGTATCTACCATTGCCGTTTTTGATTTCAGCAGTCGCTAAAGGACCTTCTACTAATGGAAGACCAGAACTTCCCTTTGCTTCAGATAACTTTAAAGCACGGGGTTGGAAGGATATAGTTTCAATAAGTAAACTCTTATCCATTATTTTGCTCTTAAATTCTTTGTATTTATTAATTCTCTAACCATACCGGTCCAAGATTCTTTCTTTGGTTTTGGAGCAGTGGTTCTAATCAATGATGCTTTAACTGTATCTCCGATAGGATCGGCCGGAGGAGTAAAAGGTTCTTCTTTCTCCATTACAGTAGTATCTTCACCGGTTGCAGTTTGCATTTCTGGCTTATTGCTTACTTTCTTAGCTGCTTTATTTTTCTGCTTTTCGTATAAAGCTTTTTTCTTTTCTAGTAGCTTAATATCTCTCTGTGTGTCTTTAACTGCTTTTTCGTTAATGTATTCTTTAACATCATCGCCTTCTGCTACAGTCATTTTTTTAGTTAACTCATCAATCTTCTCTTGAGTTTTCATAATCCTATTTTCCCAAGCAGCTACTTCGCCCATTTTTTCAATTTGGTCGATTTCTTTTTGAATAGCTCTTTTCTTAGCTTCTGATAAAGTACCGTGCTGTGATTCCCATTCAGATTGTTTCATGTAACTGTAGATATCGGAGTCTTCCTTATGCATTATATTTAAGTTACCAGCTTTAAGTTTAGCTTTATCAAGGGGCAAACCTTTTTCATGTAGCTTTTTTTTATCTTTTTGTCCGTCCGGGTAGCTATAAACTACATACTTTTGCTCTTCAGCTTCAGTTAAGGATTCATTTAAGTTAACAGGTTCCATTCCAGATGATCTGTATTTACCTGTTAATTTAACTTTAGGTTCAATACCTAATGCATAGTTACCGTAAATATCTTTAGGTAATCCAGGGTATTCTGATTTGTATCCTAAGCCTCTAACTCCAAATTCTCCGTCTTTTACGTAGAATAAGGGATCTTTTTCAAGGTTTTTAACTACGATTGCTTTAATCTGATCTTCTGTCTTTTCAGCATTTTTAGGATCTTTCATTTCAACATAGTAACCTTTAAGCATTTCAGCTGTAGAGATATTGTTGTTGTTTTTAGCTTTATAGTCGTATCCGGCAGTTTCTTTTTCAACTACTTCTTTGTCTGTATCTTTCAATTCTGCTTTAACGTTTTCTGTGTTCTCTTTAAACACTTTAAACCAGTCTTTGCCAGTAGGAGTATTCGATGTTACTAACGTAATAGTCTCATTAATAATTCCTTTCTCCGTGAGAGAGTGAATAACTTGATTAAACGTTTGAACGTTGGTAATATACTGAGGGAATTGAGCTTTAACTTCTTTTAAGAAGATTTCTTTATTGCCTTTACCTTCTTTAATAAGATTGTATTGATTTTGTAGGCTTTTCATATGTTATAAATAGGTATTGTTTATTTCCAAAGATCTTTATATTCCATACCCTTGGCTGCTTTACGTACTTTATTCTTATTAACAAGCTTCCAGCCCATCTTTAAGTAGTAGTTACGTGAAGTACCTTGTGCTTTTTTATTTGGATTAAAAGCGAATGGGGTGCTATACGCACCAGCTGCTCCAGAGGTTGATTCCTCTCTAAGCCATTGTTTAAGCTCGTCTTTTAGCTGCTGTCTGGTTGCCATTATAGTTCATTAACAAGTTCGTAGTATTGTAACAAGTTAATGATACAGTCGTTAGTAACTTTTTCAGTCTTTTCTAAAGGCTTAACGTATTTTACAATTTCTGTAATTTTAATCTTAAGTACTTCGTCTTTAATACTGGTAATCTTACCCTCTAGTAAACTTTGTACTTCTGTGATTCTGCTGTTATAATACTCTTTTAATTTATCAGTATTATCAACTGAGGTAATTACCTCTCTTAAAACCTCTTTTTGTTTACCTGTTAGGTGATCATACTTCTCATTAAATTTATCAAGAAGCATTTTGTATGTTAAGATTCTTAAATCTTTACTATACCCCTTATATTCCTCCATTAACTCATCTGCTTGAATTACTATTGGAGTTTTTGTTAGATGCTCTAAGATTGTTAGCTTATTATTAATAACAGTCTCAGGAGCTACCTTTTCTGAGGATTGATTTTCAATAAGGTTATTGAGAGCTGCAAATACTTTGTAGTTAGCTACTTGAGCTTTAAAGAATTTTTCCACGTTGTAACCATCTTTGATCTCTCTTACTAAGTTATATTTTTGCTTTCTAATCTCAGATCTTTTTAACTTAGTTGATGCTTCAATAAGAGTGTTAATAATCATGTCAGCTTTAGCTTCTGTAAGATTCTTATAAGCTGTTACCTGCTCGTAAAGTCTATACTCTTTCCCTAATTCTGTATTAACAAAATACTTCTTAAGAATATTAAT